GCAGTTGCTGCAAAGTTTCTTAAAAAGCAAGACAAGAAACTGACAACATTCAGTATAGGTATGCCTGGCTCAACAGATTTAGTATATGCAAAAAAAGTTGCGTCATATATTGATTCGGACCATCATGAAATAACCCTAACAGAAAGTGATTTTTTCAATGCTATTCCTGAAGTAATTTATACAATTGAAAGTTATGATACTACGACAGTTCGTGCTAGTATTGGTAATTATTTGTTAGGCAAATATATTTCACAAAATAGTGAAGCGAAGGTTATTTTTAATGGTGATGGTTCTGATGAACTTTGTGGTGGTTATTTGTATATGCATAAGGCGCCAAATGCAATGGATTTTGACCATGAATGTAGACGACTATTGAAGGATATTTATTTATTTGATGTATTAAGGTCGGATAAATGTATATCATCACATGGCTTAGAACCGAGGACACCATTTTTGGACCGTAGCTGGGTGCAATTTTATTTGAGTATTAATCAAGAGTTGAGATATCATCCAGGAAATAATAAATGTGAGAAATGGCTTTTAAGAATGGCATTTAGTCAGGAATTTTTTACGAACATGGATAACAAGCCATTGTTACCGCATGAGATTCTTTGGAGAAGAAAGGAGGCGTTTTCAGATGGTGTAAGTAAGCAAACAAGGTCATTATATGAGATTATACAAGAGCATGTGAGAGAAAATAAAACATTTGATATGTTAAATAATGATATTGAATATCAACATTGTTTACCGCAAACATTAGAACAGAAATATTATAGGACTATATTTGAATCACATTATCAAAAAATGGGGAATGTTGTGCCATATTTTTGGTTGCCGCGTTTTGTAGAAGGTGTTAAGGATGCAAGTGCACGAACTTTAGATTTTTATAATTCTTCTACAAGTTCTTCTACCAGGATAAACATGTAATATCGTAACAAACTAGGTGATAAAAAATTATATAGTATATAAAATAATATTATACTATATAAATGGTATCATTTTCAAAGAAAATCCATAAAGCGCAAGATAAATTTTTTGACCTCTTTATTATTCTTTCATATATAAGTTATGGTTTAATTTTGCTAGGAGTTTCAACACAAAAACCAGAATATTTAATATATTTGGATAATATTATACAAGTTTATATTAGTTTATTTTTAATTATTCGTTTTAATCCTTTTAGAAAATTAACATTTACTAATTTGGATAGGAAAATTGCATTTAGTGCAGGATTATTTTTATTTACAACTACCACAATAAACAGTGTTTTTGTTAGTTATTTTGATGAAATAAGTAATTATTTTAAAAACTTATTTGGTATAAAAGGGAATACATTAATAGATAATATTGGTATTAAAGGGATTGGTGATTTAACAGAAATATTAAGATTACGAATATAATTTAATAGTTTTTTTATGTTTTGTTTTGTTTTTATTATATTTGTTATTTCTGTTATTTTTTGTGGAGTTTTGCAAATAATTTTTTTTAAAGAATTTTTGTAAATGTAACATAGTTTTTTTTGTAATAATTTTATCAATATTATAATCTTCTTTAGATTTGGTCATATATATAAAATCAAAATTATTCATGAAATTTTTTATAAAATCAGAAAAATAATCATAGGCACCATCTTTTATAATCTTTTTACCAATATCACTTGTTATGAATCGTTTTATTAATACATCATAAGTTAAATTATATACATATGGTTTTAATTTTATGTAATAAACATTATGGTTATTCATTTCAGGATGATACAAATCATCTAAGAAACAGATTTGTGTATTTAATGGTATTTTTGTGCATTTGATAAAATCTTCATATGTTTTATCATGTGTAGTTCTACATATTTCTACTTGTTTTCCATTTACTTTAAATGCGTTTATAATTTGGTTGAATAATTTATTATTTATTTTTTGTTCAAAATAACTTTTAATAAAATAAGCCCATTCTTTAGGACCTTGATTATTTGTATAAATCATTACTCCATTACAACAACTTGTGGATTTTTTATGTTTCAAATAATTTAAGATTGATATAATATTAGGTCTTATAAATTCCGGATATAAATCAAGAATTTTATTAAAATCTTGTTGTTCTAATTTTTTAGGGGTTACACCATCTTCTGTAGTTGATTTAATATATGCAAATAATGCATCCCAAAATATTCCTAACTCTACAAAATAACCCAAAGTTTCATCCATATCAAATACTACAATTTTATTTAGTTTTTCAAGATTTGTCATCTAAAATATTGAATTATTTTAATTTATACAAAATAATATATTAATTTTCTTATGTAAAGAATACCCTCCAACAAATATATATTAATTTTCCTATTTAAAGAATGCCCTCCAACAAATATATATTATTTTTCCTATTTAAAGAAAGTCCTCTAATTTTTCACCATTTTCAAAAATTATTATATTTGTATATCTATATTTACTCTAAATGAGTTATGAATTAAACAATAATGATTATAAAAAAATATTAAAATATTATCAATTACCCATTCCTAAAAGTAGCAGATTGCTAAGGAAAAATGCTGAGGATATTATATCTCAAAAATTATGTTCTTGTATCAAAAAAGTAGATGCCACAAATGAACAAAAATCTATTGGTATTTGCACCAAAACAGTTATTAATAGAAAAGGAATGAAACGAGGAAAATTCAACTGCAAAGGGAAAAAATATATTACTATAAAAAAGAGTAAGAAAAATCTATCTATTAATGTTAAAAAAACTATAAAAAATAGAAAATAATATTTCCTATATCTTTAGAAAAGGTTATCAATTAAATCTTTTGTAAAATTTACTGGATCATATTTAGTATTTACACACCATACTATTATAATTGTTCCTATTATTGCATTTATAATAAAACTATTTTCATTCTCTATAATATCATCACTTGGTTTCGTTTCTAAAAGAATATCTAGCCAATCAGGACCCAAATTTGTTAATCCATTAAATTTATGATGATTTTTATGAGTATAAAATTTTAAATAATGAATATTTATTAAATGTCCTGATGTATAAATAAATGACCATAAAACTATAATATAATAATTTAATAACATCAAATTTTCTCCAAATAATTTACATAGTAACATTATTGTTATCATAATGCCAATTCCACCAGAAGATATAATATCTACATAAACTTCTATTAAAACATTATGAAATTGCTTGGAATTTGGACCATGATGTATATCATGCCAATCCATACCAGTAATATAATCAAAATACCTATTATGTGAAATCCAATGTGTAAAATAACCCCACATTTGAATAAGTATCATGGAACTTATTGAAAATAACTTATTTTTAATTGTATAATAATCTATAATTAATACACACACAATAATTGTGAAATACCAGGGGGAATTTAATTTTATGTGTTGCCAGATATTATATTTTACTCCTTTCTCTTTTTCATAAATTATATCACCTTCTTTTTCCTTAATATTTTGAGTTTCCTCTTCTTTTATTTCTTCTACTTCTTTTATTTCATCTTCCTTCGTTTCTTCTTCTACTACTTCTACTACTTCTTCTGCTATTTTTTCCTGGACAATTGGTATTTCATATTTTTCCTTATTCATATAATTATTATTTATTCATATAATAATTATTTATTTTATTGTTATTTTATTGTTATTATAACATTCTCAAATAACCCCATTTCCTTAAATGTTTTTTTAAATAATAATATAATTCCTTTTGTTAATACAACCATTAATCCCATAAATATCCATTGAAGCGTTATTTCCCTTTTTTCTCTCTTTTCACAATTTTCCGATGTGCATTTATTCCATATTTCCGAAAGAGAATTCCCTAAATAATGTTTTTCTAATAATGTTATTGGACAATCATCATAAATAGTATCAACAAAAAGTATCAATGTCAATATTAATCCAATTATCATTAAGGTACCAATATTTTCGGTTAAAATAGTAAGAAAAAATACCCCATAAATTAATATGAAATGAAAAATAGACCATAAACCCCCAAAAAATAGTTTATAAATAGTTTTTAAATTTATTTTTGTTTCCATTTAATAATAATAATTAATATTTTTATTATTATTATATTTTATATTTTATTTTAATAATAAAAACAATTAATTCTATTTAGACAATGCGTCCAATGCAAATAATAATACTTTCTCCTGATCACTCAACTTTTGAAAAACTAGACATTCATCCAATTTTATCTGATAATGTTTCTTCGCAAAATTCTTACAATTAAGTAGAACACCATTATCTGTAACATTTATTTCCGATAGTATTGCACCATTTGTTAAGTATATTTCATCTGGGTCTTTTAACGGTATCCATCTAATAAATCCACCTATTTTTAAATCATTCATTTCATCCACATATATGTAGTCCTTTAATTTATTCATATAATTAATTAAATCATCCTTAGGTAATTGTAGTTCCTTTAATATATCAAATTTCATTGCCTTTATTTTTTCATTATTTAATTTCAAAAATTTATTATTATTTTCATTATCAAGCGCCTTCAATAAATTCTCAATATCCATAATATTATTTTATATTTATTCTTATATTAATTATATTAATTATATATAGTTTTATAATTATATATAATCTTAAAATAATTACACTATAATAATTTTATAATAATTACCAAGTAGAACCAAAGGCACCTCCAACCATCTCATTTGCTGCCATTGGTTCATTCACATGACCAAATCCTTCAACTCCACCAGGACTTGATGCACCAACTAAGGGCGTGCTATCATTTCTATACATAGCATTGTAATCTGGCATTTGTTGTTGCTGCTGTTCAGAAGGTAATTGATTAATAGGAGTACTATCAGTATATAATGATTGCGTTATTGCTGCTGTACTAGATGGCTGCTGAGAAATTGGTTGTGTAACTTTTACATTTCCACAAGAGGATGAACTCTTATTCTTTTTCTTGTTATCTTTCTTACCTTCCCATAAATCTACTACACGGTCTACTAATATACTCACTTTCTCTCCTAATTTTGTTTGAAGACTCAATGTAATTACTAAAACCGCTAAAATAATATAAGTGACGCTAAAATCTGGATATTTACTTCCACTATAAGTAGGAATAAATGTAATAATACGATTTGTTAGTAAAATACCCAAAAACATCACAATAATTTGAATGATTATTTCTGCTAAAAGTTCTACACTACCCTTTTCATCATCTGCTTCAGGAACATAGCGTTGCATTCCTTTATTCAATATTACAATAGGAAGAATCGCAATTAATGAATATTGAATTATATTTAGCATTTCCGATTTTGATTCATCATCAAAATTAAAAACATGTTTAAAAAATCCTGGTTTTGATGAACCTAATGAATCGCTTAAACTATCCATATGATTTATAAAAAGAAATTAAAAATTAATAAATATTATTTCTTTGTATTATTTCTTTGTATTTCACTTGAATTAATTAAATTAAGAAAAATATTTACTTAATGTATAATGACGAAATTTTCAGCGTATAATCCCCCAAAGTATGGAAGCTTTATGCAACGTAATTTGCCATTCAGAGTTTTCAATAATTCTTCACATATTAGTGATAATGAACTAATGAAAATGTCATCGTACCAAATATCAAAGTTAGACCCAAGCCAAGTTGGTTTTGATATGGTGAATCGCAACAAAAAATATTTGACTGAAGATCAATTAGATGCACTATTTGGTGTATTAAGGGAGAAGGATAGAATTAATAAAGATAAGGTCAGGTATAGAAAACAGCAAAAATTTGAAGAAGATAGACAAAGGAGACTAAGAGACTATGATGAAGATCTTAAAGGAAGACCAGCTCAGATAAGGCAATGGGAAATGGACCACGGAGAGCGTTACCCTTATGATAGAGACCCTCTTAATCTTTCTATTACTAACAAAATAGGCTCGTCAATCCGCTACGGTGGCAAAACTAGGAAATCTATGAAATCTATTAAATCTAAGAAATCCATGAAATCCATGAAATCTAAGAAATCCATGAAATCCATGAAATCTAAGAAATCCATGAAATCTAGGAAATCTAGGAAATCTAGGAAATAAATTTATAGCGCGTAATTAACTTAAAAAGTTTCTATTTAATAAATTTAATAATGAGTGCAAGTAGAGCAAATGCATCTGCAAGAAATAGACGTGCTGGTGGTATTGAAATTGCACCACCACAACAACAACAAAATGCTAGGGGTGTTCAGAGACCAGGTCAAAGTGTAAGACCTGGTAAAGTATCACAACAACAACAACAAGTACCACAATCAAAGCCACAGATTTCAATTTCAGATGCAATTGGACTTGTTTCTTTAAGAATTGGTCGTTTGGAACAATTTATGTTTAAAATTAATCATGAAGGATTTCCTAATGCAGAAGATTTGAATCTTGGTGAGAATGACAGAATTGTTGATGAAGATGTTTTTAGAAGTATTGTTTCTAGAATAGAAGATTTAGAGAAAGTTTCTAGTTGTAATAATCAATTAACTTCATCTAATACACCTGAAATAAATATTGAAAAACATCCTTTTGTTGTAGAACTCAATAAAAAAATAAATGCTCAACAAACAAGCATTTATGAATTAAAGGATATGATATTGAAAATGCAGAATTTTGCTATGGAAACAAGCACAAGTTTAAAGGCTTTGACCGAACAATATGAATCAGATAAATTATATGCTTCTCAGGAATTAGTATATACTGTTGAGAATGACTTTGTTGAAGCAGAAGACCTTGAACCAAGTGAGGTAATTGAAGAAGTTACACAATTATCAAATTTAAACAAGGAAGATTTAGAGGAAATGCTCAAAAATGAACTTAGTGAAGAATTTTAACTTAATATCAATAATGAATTACTTATATAAATATAGTTGTAAGTTTAATATTTATTATAAATAAATGTATAATAAATAAATATTAAATATGTCTCAACAAGAAAATATAAAAATGGAATCACAAATGAGGGAATCGCAAATGAAGCCTATAAATATTGTTTCTATAAATATATTGAATCATTTCACATCTGAAAAACATCAATTTTTCAATGAAAAATTAATAAAAAAAAGTAATCTTGTAATAGAACCAAATTTCATACTTCAAAATTTATGTTTTATTTTAGAAAATACAAACAATATTTTACTAGATTATAGATATTTTAAATTTTTTATTACACCTGATAAATATGAAATAGTTTTTGATTATTTTTATAAATTATTGAAACAAGTATTAGAAAACCATGATAATTTCAATATTTATGTTTATATGAAAACACTTTCATTAACAGATATTGAAAAATATTATAATTTTATTTGCAAAATATCTCAAATAATGAAAACTGATTTTCAAGATAAAATGGAAAAATGTTATATTTACAATGCTTCTTTTGTTTTTTCACAATTAATCAAAGTTATTTCTAAGTTTATTGATAAAAAAACTAAAGACAAAATTCAATTAGTTGATGAATGAAATATTTTTCTTGTAAATTTTATTACAGATATTACTATAATAGATAAGATTAATATCAAAAAATAATATACATAAAAAGAGAATGAATAAAAATAAGAAAATCCTGGTTCAGGTGACTTGTGCATATTTAAATATTTAAATACACACATTATTATGTATTTGAAATTATATGAATCAATCCAGCTATTATAATTATCTGTTTCATAAAATAATTGGTAACATAATGGTTCTTTATACATAAAACGAGAACTATGAATACAATTGAAATTTATATGTAAATCCCAATCATCTATATCTTTTTGGTCTGTATTCAATATATTTTGAATAAATTTTTTTGAATAAATACATGCATGACACCCTGTGCTTAGAAGGACTCTTCTGTTATTTGAAAAAAATAAATCTTTTGGACATTGTAAATACGGAACACATCCAAGTAAATATATGAAATCCATATTTCTCTCTGAACATGAATATATAAAGTCATTTATTGATTCTAAGATAGGTCTGTCAATGATTTTTTCACTAAAATGAAAATCATCTTCCAATACTAGAATATTATTATATCCCTTCATTTGAGAGTCTTTAAATACTTTCATAAAACAATCTATTAAATCATATCTTGGGAGTTGTTCTTTCAAATCCTTTTTACATTTTCTAAATCCTTTATTAATTAAGATATGGATATTCTTACTTGGTTGAATTTTTTTTAATTGAGTTTTTATATTACTTTTTCTCTCTTCATTCCCTTCTAAAAAGATAATATAGGTTGCATCAATGGATTTATCAAACAAACCTTCATCATAAACAATGTCTTCAAATTTATAACATTCATCTTCTTTCATTTCTTTGGTTTCAACCATTTGTGTTACAGAATAAAATATAAATAAAATTGAAACTAAAATAATTAAACAAATAATTTGTACAACTTTATCTATAACCCCATAACCAAAATGCCAAGAAGACACGGAAGACACGGAAGACAAGGTAACCCTTTATTCGGAATATTCTTATTATTCCTCCCCTTTATTATTATGATTATTTCTAAAAAAAGAGTAATTCATCAAAATAATCATAATTATAATCACCCTTTGCATAAGCAGCAGCAACACAATGATACTTTGCATAATCAACAGCAAGAGCATAATGATACTTTGTATAAGCAAGAGCAAAAGCAAGAGCAAAAACCAGACCAAGACCAACAGCACAATATCACAAAAAAAAATAAATCTAAAATAAATCCTAATCCTGACTTTATGAAAATGCAAGAATGGAATAAAATCATACAAGAACCTGAATTGAAACCTACCTTTTGTTATGATTATTTTGTTATTCCTGAGAGAAAAAATCTCCATTTGTATGCATTGTTGCAATAACTATACAAATCTTCAAGGTGTCTAAAATATAAATATAAATAAATCACTTAAATCTTTATTATTATATTATTATTAATAATGAAGTTATCTATAATTGATAAAAATAAGAAGGATATTTTTATTTCGCTTTTCCAGCTGCTAAAAAATTCAGCTTCAGTTCTTTGTATCACATTCAATGCTGACCACATTTATATTCAAGGTATGGATAAATCCCATATTTGCCTTTTTGATATAAAAATTTTTTCCTCTTGGTTTAGCATTTATGAAGTTGATACTCAAGATATTCCAACCATTTGTATTTGTAGTCAATTCTTCTATAATATAATTTCTATGACTCAAGAAAAGCATGACTTGAATATTCATTATTCTGGTAATGTTGATGCAATTTTAATTGATTTATTATGCAAACAAGATAGTGGAGAATATAATAAATATTTTAAACTACCGCTTACTGATTTTGAGCCAGAAGTTCTCAATATTCCTGATGTAGAATATGATGCTGAATTTTCTATGAGTTCCAAGAAAATATATGATATATGCTCACAGCTCCTTATTTTTGGTTCTATAATGAATGTGAAATGTAATGAAGATAAGATAAATCTTATTTCTAAAGGAGTAGATGGAGAGATGATAGTAAATATACCTATTGATGATTTGAATGAGTTTAGTATAAGTGAAGGTGAAGAGATTGATATCTCTTATAGTTTAAACTATATACATAAAATGTGTTTGAATGCAAAGTTATCAAGTGAAATAACTTTATCAATTAGCAAAGATTATCCTTTGAGAATAAAATATGATTTGGGTGAAGAAAGTTTTGTCATGTTTTACATGGCACCTCGGATTGATGAAGATGAATAAAAGTTACTAATATTTTATGGTTATAGTTATAGTTATCTTTATGGTTAAAGGGTAAAAATATGAAATGAAATAAGTAATTGAGAATATAGGTATTTGAGCGTATAATTAATAAAAATTTATTATAATTTTTTATTAGTTATGTTAAAATTATTTATTGCCTTTTTCATTTTTTGTCTTGTATTGTTTCTGTATCTTCATATTCATTTTCATATGAAAACAAGTGATGACCTTGAAGTTTATGAAATTGAACAAGCATCTAAGGATAAATTAGAGGAAATCTGCGACCTTAAACAACCAATCATATTTGACCAAGATAATGATAATGTCTTAAGGACATCTAGCAAAAATGCCATTTTAGAAAATTACCATGCTTTTGAAATCAAAATTCGTAATGCAAAAGAACCTGATTATACAAGTGAAATTTTTATGCCTCTTCCTTTACATTCTGCTGCAAAATTATTTGATGAAGATAAAGAGGCCACTTTTTATTCCGAAAATAATATGGAATTCTTACAAGAAACTGGTGTCATTAAACATATGCAATATAATGACGAATTTATTCGCCCTGGAATGGTATCTAATTGTTATTATGATATTTTAATGGGTTCTGAAGGCGTTGTCACTCCATTTCGCCATGAAATTAATTTTCGCAATTATTTCTTAGTTACTCAAGGGAGTGTTCAAATCAAATTAGCTCCACCAAAATCATCTCGCTATTTATGTCCTATTAATGATTACGAAAATTTTGAATTTAGGTCACCTGTTAATCCATGGTCTGTTCAACCTCAATACAGTGCTGATTTTGATAAAATGAAATGTTTAGATATTACCTTAAGCGCTGGCAAAATCTTGCATATTCCTGCTTATTGGTGGTATAGCATCAAATTTAGTAAAGATTCTAGTATCACTACATTTTTTTACCGCACTTATATGAATAACATTGCAATAACACCCCATATATGTATGTATGCTCTTCAACAGCAAAATGTTAAGCGCGAGGTATTAAAAAAAATACCTATTAGCGAACTTTCTAAATCAACACCTAATATTGATATAAATAATAGTTTAGAAGACGAAAATAAAGATAGCGATGATAATACAAAAACAACTGAAATAAAGGCACTATCATCTATTTAGGCTTACAAAAATTTTTACAACTTATTATATATATCTATATAATATATAATATATGTCTAGTATTCCTCCCCAAGATATTTCTAAGGGTGACTTCATTTATTTACTTTGGAAAATTGGTTCAAGTGGTAGCAGACTGAAGGAGATTTTTCAGGATATGAATGAAAATAATTTTATTTCTGATAATAATTTGAAATGGATTGTGGATACTTTCTTTAAACAATGTAATGATGATGAAAAATTAAAAGACATTATTGTAAGATGGTTAAATTATAACTCTTCTATTGATAACGATTTTAAAAATGATATATTAATATTCTTGATTAAAAAATCTCAAGATGAAACAATTAAACCTGAACAAATAAAATATTATATTGAAATAATAAATTTTTTATCAGATAATAGAGTTCTAGACCCTGATTTTAGTCTTAAATTAATTGATGGTTCTTATAAGGCTGCATATGATTATGTAAGTAGAATGGCAATAGAAACAGAAATAGGTCATAGTCTATTAGAAAAACTATTGATAGAAAAACGAAAACTATTGAGAGAAAAATTTATGCGATTAGAAGAAGCTAAGACAGCAGCATCTAGAGAAGATGAGACAGCAGCATCTAGTCATGATGGTGTTTGGAGAGATGTTGATGATAAAGACGAACATGCAGTCCTTATAACTGAATTTGAATCAGATGAATCAAAACCTAAAGATATTAGATTGAAACCTCCAAACATAATAGAGAAATATTTTGGAGGTTATATTTCCAACAAGAAGAAAACTAATAAGAAGAACAAGACATATAAGAAGAAGAAAACTTACAAGAAGAACAAGAAGAACAAAAAGACATATAAGAAGAAACCCAAATAAAATAATACTATACAAATGAATTAAAGGTATATTATTATTAAAATTAAGATTATTATGGCTCAAATATACAAGGTCAATATTAATGACCGTTCTTATACCAGTTGGACCTTTTATACAACGCATGATTTTCGCGAAGTTTCTCTCCAAATCAATCCAGCAGAACATAAATTATTTACAAATGATGTATTTACTTTGGATTCTGACTCGGAAAAACCTTCATTAAATATTGTTCATTCCAGCATTCGTAATTATGAATCTATTGCAGGAGTCCTTGTTTTAAAAGGCAACAAGACTTATGGTCGCTCAAAATCAGGTAAGTTACTTTATAAATGTATACCGGATGATATGAGGTTGCCATCTTTTTTAGTCCCTTATGAAATGAAAAATATTGGATTCTCAAAAGTATTTCAAAATTTATATGTCACTTTTCATTTTATAGAATGGAATGATAAACATCCTCATGGTTCACTTTCCCAAATGATTGGTTCGGTTGATATATTAGATAACTTCTACGAATATCAACTTTATTGTAAAAGTTTGAATGCATCTATTCAAAAATTCATTAAAGATACCAGCAAAGCATTAAAGGCCCAACCTCATGATTCCTTCATTCAAAATATTTGTACAAAATATCCAAGCATTGAAGACCGAACTACAGACTATAATGTTTTTACTATTGACCCTCCTAACAGTGTGGATTTTGATGATGGTTTTAGTATTAAATGTCTTGATAATGGTCAGCAGATGTTAAGTATTTATATTGCAAATGTCACCTTATGGATGGATATATTAGGTCTTTGGGATTCTTTCTCTCGTCGCATCAGTACTATTTATTTGCCAGATAGGAAAAGGCCAATGTTACCAACCATTTTATCAGATTGTTTATGTAGTCTTCAGGAGAAAACTGTACGCCTTGCTTTTGTGATGGATATTTTTATTAAAGGTTCAGAAATATTAAATATTAAATATTCCAATTGCAAAATTCGTGTTGCAAAGAATTATTCTTATGAAGAGGCTGCTTTATTATGTTTGAATGATTATCAACATATATTTGCTCTTAGTAATAATTTATTATTAAAATATAAATATATTAATAATATTCGGAATAGTTATGAAGTAGTTAGTTATTTGATGATATTAATGAATTATAATTGTGCGAAAGAATTAGTAACAAGAAATAGTGGCATTTTTCGTTCTACAGCTATTAAGCGTGAATATTCAATACCAAGCGAACTACCTGAAAGTGTAGTAAAATTTATTAAAATATGGAATAGTAGTGCTGGACAATATATTGATGTAGCTTCTGGTGAAATTTTGACACATGATTTTCTTGATATGGACGCATATATTCATATTACTTCACCAATCCGCCGTCTTGTAGATTTACTCAATATGATTAAATTTCAACAAACATCTCAGTTGATTCATTTGTCTGAAGATGCGAATAATTTTTATAATAAATGGATTAGTGATTTAGATTATATCAATATCACTATGCGTGCCATTAGAAAAGTACAAAATGATTGTTCTTTATTACATATATGCAATAATGACCCAACTATTTTAGAGAAATTTTATGATGGTTATGCATTTGACAAAATTCTAAGGAATGATGGTCTCTTTCAATATATAGTTTATTTACCTGAACTTAAAATGACATCACGAGTTACAATGCGAGAAAATTTAGAAAATTATCAAATGAATAAATATAAATTATACTTATTCAATGATGAAGAGAATTTTAAGAAAAAAATAAGGTTGCAAATATATTTATAATCATCTTCACATCAATGTAAATTTTTCATAAACTTTAAGATTAAGCTCACCTTCACCAGGAGGACCTTGAGGACCTTGAGGACCCTGAGGACCTTCTGGACCAGGAAGACCATCTGCACCAGGAAGACCATCAATACCGGCAGGACCAGCAGGACCAGCAGAGCCATCTGCACCAGGAACACCGGCAGGACCAGGAGGACCAGCAGGACCAATAGAACCAGGAACACCAGCAGGACCACTAGGACCAGCAGGGCCAATAGCACCAGGAACGCCAGCAGGACCAGCAGGACCGGCAGGACCATCTGCACCAGCAGGACCAGCAACACCAGCAGGACCAGCAGGACCAACAGGACCCTCTCTACCTTCAGTTAATCCATCATAAATTCTCCGAATGTCTGTTTGACTTAATGTAGCATTATAAATATTGAAATTCTTGATATAGACATTACCATCTTGTGTGTGAAAGTTATCAGAAATTTGGAAAACAGTATTTGAGGTTCTATTTCTTATAGTAGCAAATGTTCTTTCAAAAACCATAAT